TGTTAGTATAAGCAGCTTCAAAACCGACCGCAGTGTTATTAGATGCGGTGTTAAATAATAATGCGGTGCGACCTATTGCAGTATTGCTTGAAGCCGTAGTTGATGTGGCTAAAGCGCCAGTTCCTAATGCAGTATTATTCGAACCAGTTGTATTGTTAAATAAAGCGGAATCACCTAAACCGATATTATTTGAGCCAGTTGTGTTTTGACGTAACGATTGATAACCTATTGCAGTTACTGACGCTCCAGTTGTGTTTGCAAATAAAGATTGATTACCAACCGCAGTATTGTTATTGCCAGTTGATACTCTTAACGATTGGTATCCAATAGCAGTTAGTCCAGTCCCACTTGTATTAGTTAAAGCAGCCTCAAAACCAACTGCGGTGTTGTTATTTGCAGTATTGTTAAGCAAGGCAGTTGAACCAACCGCAGTATTTGCAGACCCTGTGTTTGTAAATAAAGCACTTGTTCCAACAGCCGTATTGTTATTACCTACAATATTTGTAAATAATGCAGCTTGACCAATAGCAGTATTTGTTATACCTATTGTGTTTGCAGTTAATGCTCTGTCTCCAAATGCAGTGTTTGATGTTCCACTTGTATTTGCGTTTAAAGCACTTGCCCCAACTGCAGTATTTGTTGCAATATTTCCTGCGCCTCGACCAACTTTTAGTCCGTTGATTGTTGCATCTTTTAAAACACTTATTGTGCCATCTGACCTATCCATTGTCATTGGAGCATCAATAAAAGTTCCCGCATCATCATATCTTCTTATCGCCAAATCTGCGCCCGCATTTGCGCCACTTTCAGTTCCATCCACACGAAATGCCCATCGAGGCAAATTCCCACTTCTGAATGAAAAGATTTTTGCAATCGAAGCATTTGCAGACATGATAAAACGATTAATCGCAGTTGTTGTTTCAGTACCTTGATTTGTGCCGTCATCAAAAAACTTACTATCGCCAATGGTTGACGATGCCGTAAACTTTGGCAGTCTGTTGATTGTGCCACTTCCCTCAACGCCACTTGCATTGCCTAAATTTGCAATGTCCTGCGTTGTGATTCTTTTAGTTGTGCCAGTCTGAACGATAGGCACTAACTCAGTTCCATTTAGAGCGCTGCCCGCAGGCAGTCCGCTTATTTTTTTCTTTGCCATTTTTTTTTAAATTATTATGTCGTTATTATTTTCTGTAATTATATCTTCTAAAATTTCAGTGTCCAAATATGTAAAATCTGCCACTGGTTCTATTACTCCAAATGTGTCAATCGTTCTATCTAAGACCCCAACGTTAATTAATTCAACCTTTGTTAACCCTAAAGAGTTTGGATTGTAGTCAATTATTCTGTTGAGTCTAAAAATCGCACTAAAATACGAAATATACCAGAGTTCTGCAAAATCTAATTCTGTAATGTCTTTACTACTCAATTTAAAATAGGCAGTAACTTGCGCAGAAACCGAAAGCGAGTCAATTGCTGACTTGTAATATGTGTCAATTAAATTTTTCGGCATGTTTAAAACATCATTTGGCGTGTTAAATGCCAGATTCAATTCAAATGCGTCAATGCCGTTTTCGTTATATTTTTTTTTCTGGAAATAGCACAATGGTAAATCTGAAACATTACCAATCCCCTCAACATTTAAAACAGAATATAAGCCATCGGATAAAATGTCAATGGTTGTCAAACCGCCATTTATTAAAATTCTCGGCTGATGCTGAGTGTTTAAAATTGTTGGCTCTGCAATGTCAAGCATTGTCGGCAAATAAATATAGTCTGGGTCGTTTCCATTCCATGACTTTTCAATGATAGTCGGAGAAAATCCAACCTCGCCAATTAACATAGCCTCGCCCTCTGGTGTCAAATAATATTGGCCGTCTCCATATCTGTAAGGTTGGTCGGTTGTTTGTTTTAAATCATATCTGGTTAACCAATAATCCTTTTCGTCATGCTTATATCTAAAATCGTATTTGCGAGAAAAATTGGTCGGTTGGTAATTGATTATTGCATTTGGTGTCAAACTTAATTTTTGGCTAAAGTCTTTTTGACCGCCATTTTGATAAAACAAATCATAAGTGCTTATTTGAACTTGCCCTTTATTATCGTCAACAACAATAACCCAGTTAAACATTTTATAGCACCATTGAAATAAATCTGACTGCTTTATGTTTGGTAAATTTGGAGACATTTGGACAATTTCGCCTTGTGCAATATTTAATTTAACGTCTTTTGGATAAATGGTATAAACGTTTGGATAAATTAAAACCTCACTGCCAATTGATTTAACTGCATATCTGGTCGCCACAAATCTTAACTTGTCGCCAGTAAACAACGAAATGCTTGTTTTAATCTGAAAAGGAACTGCATTTGTAATCTGTCCATAATCTTTTACAATTACGTCTGACCATGTAGCCGTTCCACTATTATAATATTGCAGTTTAATGTCAAATACTTTTGGCACACTATAAGTTCCCAACGTATCTAAAAAGCCAGAAATATTAACGTCAACACTTTGGTTTATTACCGATGTAAATTCATTTGAGGCAAATTGACTCAGTGGGTCGTAAATTTCTTGCGTGATTGGAATTGTATATTGGATTAAACTCGATGGCAAAGCATAAGGAGACGTTTCTGGTCTATTGCCCGAAAAGCCATCTGTTTTGATTAGATATTTATCCGAATGAATAAACTGCGCATTGCTAAATGGAATCAATAACTTGCTTGTATTATAGTCATCAAAGAAAGTTGTCTTTAATGTATAGCCATTGTCAATGCAAATTTGATTAATTGCACGCTTTAAATATAATGCAGGATAAACGTCTGTTACAAAAACGTCTGTTATTTCTGGATTGTTTGCCCCGCCTCGATTGTTAAATTGTCCATAGTCAATAAATGGATAAAAATAATCTTCTGGAACGCCCGCAGGATAATTCCCATTCCATGTGTCAAAGATTGTTTCGTCATAGGTATGGTCTAAGTCATCCAGATTCAAATCATTTATTGACCTCGTTCCAAATACCTCTTTTAATTTGCTCAACTCTGCAAAGGCATAAAACGAAATTGTCTCATTTGTTACATCTGTAAGTCTGCAAAGGCCATTGAATAATACTTGGCTATTCTTTTGGATGCGGATTTTTCTCTGCGTGTATTTATCAAAAGCGTTTTTTGCATTTATATTAAACGCAAATCCAAATATTTTGTCGTTTTGCTTTGTTCTGGGAATAGTGATTGTTTTAGTCTTAGACCCCGAACGTCTATTTAAGTCCTTAATATCAATCAATTCATAAGTCATCGGAATTAAAATAGACTTGTCGCCCAACTCCAATTGATACAAATCGTCAATTATAATTTCTGTATATTCCATCTATCGTGTTTGGATGTTAATTGGAAAAGCATATTCAAATTGAAACTTAACGATAAAATCTTTTGAGAATGTATCGTAAACAACAGACGAATTTTTGACATTCACTGGGACATAAATCAAATCATTGACAACGTAAACATCGATTGAGTCAATCAATTCTCTTTTTAGCCATTGTGCGGTTTCTTTGGTGTCAACTCTGGTTGCTAAACTTAACGACTCAACAGATGAGTGCGAGCGATAGCCATTGATTCTATTTGGAGACTCAAAGTTTGTTGCCATGCTAAACTCTATTGGATTCTCACGTCTCACATTGATTGCAGTTTCTTGACCCGCAGTAAACATAAAGCTATCGTAACCGCCCAACTTGTTTAACCAGTTAACTTGTTTCTCATTGCAATAAACGTTTTGGTCTCTAATATAAAAACGTTCCTCAGTTATTGACACGCCGCCCACTGCTCTAATTATTCTCACTCTCATTTTAACCGCCAATGGATTGACTCCAATCCAATTAACTGGAATAGCGTTGTGGTATAATGTTAAACTTGAATAATATAAATTGTTTGTTGTCTGTGATAATAGCGTTCCACTTGCATTGTAATAAGAATACTGAGCAGATGCAACAAAATTGGTGTCATTACAAAGAAAATAAAGCGCAGATAATTCATTCTCTGGCATTACCTTAGTCAATGGCGCTTCTGTTAAAAACTTCTTGCCAGTTACGCCAGTGTCATTTAACATGTAGTCTGTTAAATCATTTGTTACGTTATATTGCAACGCTGCGTTGGATGTATAATATTGAGTTGGCATATCTTATAAGTCGCTTGGTGTTGTCTCTTCATACTGAGCCTCGTTTCCAACTGGATTGTCGAATCCCTCAGCATAAGAAATGTAATATCTAATATATGATTTTAAGTTATTCTGGATAATTGGCGGACTGATTAAAGGAAACAAGTCGCCAGATATTACATCTGTTACAACGTTACACTCAGAATTGTAATCCTTTAAGATGTCTGCAATGTCAACAATGAAATAACAATAACCCAAAACAAACGTTGGCTTTAAAGTTAGTTTTGCAAGTTCCTCAAATCCATTGTCGCAATAGTTAAATCCAAATACTCGAATCACTGCATTGTAATTTCTTAGATACTTATAAAGCCAAATTTGACTTGTCCCAGTTCCAACAAAAGGAGCATTGATTGTAATAGTATTTGCAACAACAGACGTTACAAGCCAAACGCCACTATAAGCATCAATCCCGCCATTTTGTGAAATTTTAACAAAATCCCCAACCAAAAGTGATGGCGAATCCACAAAACCTAACTCCAAATAACCATTGTTATTTCCAACGCTTCCATCGACTTCCAATTCTATTCCTATTGTATAGTCAGACGTAACGTCCGAACTAAATTCGAAACGTACTGGATTATAAACGGCCGTATTTGTTGACGGCTCAACTTCAATTGTTAAACTCATTGTTAAAATAGTTTTGTATGTCCTCTAAAACTGCTTTGTTTATTGCGTCTTCAAATAGTGGACATGTTTTATCTGCATAAAAATTCCCCTTATATCCCTCTCGATGTATTTTTCTCGTAACCAAAAACGCTTGCTCTGCCTTTGTTAATTTCTTGCCTTTTGAGCCGTCTTTTTTATCTTTTGCGTACCAGTCTGGTAATTTTTTAACCCACTCATCAATCTTTGGTCTAACCAATGCAGGGTCGTTCCCCTCTTTTGTAATACCTCTGCCATAATTTTGCCAATACCAATAATCATTTGCCATGATAGCAACTTGACTTCTGGTATTTTCAGCAGTCAAAACAACTTCATGCGAGTCAGCCAATGAGCCTGCTTTGCCAAGTGCCTCAACAAGCGCCTCATTCAGCTTGTTAAATTCCGCCAGTGTGTTCGTTAAATCTATCATGCGAATAAATCACAACACAAACTTGAATCAATTGGCAACGTTACCGATACCGCAACCGACCACCCATAGTGAACATTGTCCTGCTTTTTGTTAATCATTGTTGCTTGCCCAAATGTCATTGCATCCCTCTCCAAATCTTCGTTCTCTATTTGCATTGACTGAATAAATCCAACCATTATTTTGTTCAATTGGTCGAAATGGCCATTCATTTTTGATTGCTTATCTGTAAGCGACCCCGATGTGATAAATTGTAAACTAAACGAATAAGTCTGCGACACAATAATGTTATTAGTCGAGTTATTAGTTACGCTCAAAGGAAATAACATCCAGATAAGCGGATATTTTATATTCGACTGGGCGTTCAACTCATTAAACGTTCCATTGCCGAACGTGTAAGTCTGCTCGGCTTTATTCTTGAATATTTCGATTAATTTGTTCACGTCTCAATTTTTCTAAGTTCTGCAAATAGGTTCTTTCAATTTTCTTGTAAGTCAAAAACGTGTATGCCTCAGCAACGCTTGTTTTGCTCACTGCCTCAATGTCTTTATAAACGCCGTCTGCCAATTGCACCAATGTGCCATAACCGCCAAACTGATTAAGACTTTGAACTCCCGCTTCTAATTGAATGTCCTCTAATTCGCTTTCAAACAAAGGTAAGAATTTATTGTGAACATCTGCAAATTGCTCATTCACTTTGTTTTGGTAAAAAAGTGCAACAGATGCGGGCAAGTTTAGATATTCCAAATATCGTTTATTTGTTCTGGTGTCGTAGTTATATTCGCCAGTTTCTAACAAGCATAAAAATGGCAATGCTTTCCATTCGCAATCTTTGAACTCGGCAATCGTTGCTTTCCAGTCTTCGAATTGTCCAATCGGACAAGCCATAATTTCGTATAAATCTAAACGCTCGCCAACCATAAGAATCTCGCCATTGACTAACATCTGAGCCAATCCAGTTAACTCCAATTTCCCGTTCAAACTTATTTTGTCGTAAATGTCGGGACTGATTCCAGACATAAGCATGACCGCTTCGTTGTATTTTTCCTCATGCAATAAGTTTTGCAAGTCGATAAAATGCCTCAATGTGATTTCGTCCAACTGAGTTGGGAACTGATATTCTTTGTCGATGTTAACTAAAACCATGATATTTTTTTTGTGTGGGATTTTGTGCCATTAAAAATGCCGTATCTGGCAGCATCGCAAAAGTCATCATTGAACTTGACTGGCTCGTCAATTGCTTTGCCGTTCTTATCTGTTTTCCATTTATACGTTTTGAACTCTTTGACTCCATTTGGAGAGTCAACCAGAATAATTGGCTTTGCCTTTAGTGTGTTTATTCCATCTTTAACTGACTTGTCTGCGCTAAAGACGTTAAATCCCGCCCTATAAAGTTCCTCGATTGTGTCTGGTCTCGCAGCATCTGCAAAAATTTCCTTTTGGCCAATGTTTAGTTTCTGCATTTTCTCGATTAAGTCGGCCGTTGTCAATCCGCTTTCATAAATGATTTCCTCTAAATAAAATTTATTTTCGTCCCATCCACATTTAACCAGTGTCGTTGGATGGTTATATCCAAAGTCTAAGCCGTAAACATAGTCAACCTCTGGGAATGAATTTCCTATCGTCCAATTGCGATAAATAAGACCCTCAATGCGCCCAGTTATTCCCCTTGCATAGACTTTCCACAATTCAATGTCGATGTCTTTAAGCGCCTCTATTTCAGCTCTATTCTCATTCGGGACAAAGGGATTGTTTCTGTGGTCGGAATAAATGAACTTTGCGGTCGGATTATTCAAATAGTCTTCATGAACCCAGAATTCAGCGTCTGGATTAAAGTCAATGAATGCTTTTTTCTTTGTTCTAAGCAATAGTTGCTTTGCAATCTGTCTGTCAATACCATTGGCC